ATGATGCCGGTCTTTTCTATGGTAACGTCCATGGCGGTCGCACCGACAGGGGCGTAGACGGAACAGGTACCACTGCCCGAGTAGCGGCGAAGATGCTCCGCCATTAAGGCGTTGAACATCAAGGTAAGCGTACCGTGTATAGACTGACGCTTGGCGGGGTCAATGTTCGCGCCCAGATAAATCTTGAGCTTCCCTGCGGATGGGGCAGGGAGCGCGTCTGCTACGACGTCGCGGGCGTCGTCATCCCGCGCCAGCTCCAGCCCGTAAGGTGTCGTTATTGCCATTGCTTGCTGCCCTCTTGCGCGTAGCGGTAGGACGCCCGAAATGAGCGTAGAGCACATCGACCTCGACCCGCAACGCCCGCGCCAGCCGCTTGAACTCGGCGTCCACTTTCTTCGGAGTAAGGCTCTCGCCCTGCTCGTCAGCTTCGTTGGACATCTGCTCAAGATGGGCGCGAACCTGCGCAATCTCTTTGTCGATTAGTCCTACTCTCATTAAGGGCATACAGTACCTGCTTATGCTTCAGTGACGGCGCAACGCACCAGATGTTTATCTTCAACCCGAATCGCACCGAGGTGCATCTCGGAGTAAATCCGGTACGCGAACGAGATACCGGGGTCTTCAGCAACACGGACCCAGATGTCCTTGTTGATCTGCATACCGATAGCCTTGCGGGTCATCGCGAAGATGTACCGCTCGTCAGCAGCGGGCGATTGCAGGCGAGTGGAGACAACCCACGTATAGCCCATCCAGCTCTCGATGTAGCCCTTGCTGGTCAGCGGGCGGACAGCGTTGTAATCGCCGGAGGTCGCTTCGGTCAGTTGCAGCAGCTTACGCGCCTGCTTAGGACCGATGACGAACACCTTGCCCTCGTCGGGGTCGATGTCGTTCTCCATGAACTTCTCGGAGACCTCGGTCACAAGGTCGAAGCTCATGGCGACAGCAGACCCAGTAGCACCGATAGCCTGCGCAGTGGGAAACGCGATGTTGGCACCGTCGCCGTCTTTGGAGACGCCCACAGCGGCCTCGATAATCACGTCATCCTTGGCTCGGCGCATCGCTGCGGCGTGTGCCCTGGCGTAGTTGCTGTTCGGGTCCACCAGCATCTGCGCGATGTCGGAATGCTCCGTGACATCACCGATGTTGTACACGTCCGGCATGGACTTCCGACGCTTCCACTGGGTATCGTCGTCCGGGGTGATCTTGGAGCGGTTGTTGCCCGTCCAGTTAGACCGGGTGCTTTTCAGGCTGGCGTCGTTATGCTCCATCAGCTCCCAGTTATGGGCCTCTGACTGCGTGCGCTTGACCATGACATAGGGGTCAAGGCGGGTGACGCTCTGCTGCGCCATGTGGCGCACATTTCGTTCGTAGGTCTGGATGAATACATCTTCGATAGTCGCGCCCATGGCGGAGTCCTCTCAAGTAATTTCAGGGGTCTCGTCGGGTACTCCACTCGGGGCCACATGACTCGCAGGTACTCCACGCGGGGCCATACGTATAGACAGTTTACGCCCTCGGCACCTTTCGCTCAAGCTCTATACGCTGACGAATCAACGAGTCGTGCAGCGGGTGCGTCTCATCCCAATGTCCCGGATGGCTCATGATCTCGTTGATCTTCATCTCAGCTTCGTCGCGGGACAGCTTGTTGATGGGGGTAGGGTCGCGGCTGGTGTTGTTGGCTTTCTCCACCGTAGCGTCGGCCCACTTGCTCAGCCAGCGGATACTGGCGGCGTCGAGCTGGTCGTTCTTGATGGCCTCGACCACGGACTCGGGTGCATCGGAGTCGATGGCGAACTGCTTGAGGTTGGCGATGCGGTCGTTGAACTTCTCGCCCCATTCCTTGCGCAGGTGGTCCAACTGCTCCTTGTGGGCAGCGACGACCTGCTCCTTGTGAGCAGCCTCGTGCTGGGCCTTGGTGCCGTACAGGCGGGTGAACTGCCTGCGCGACAGGCCAGCCTCCAGAGCCTCCTTACGGGCCTCATCGTAGCCGTCCCATGCTATCTCCTCGGGCAGCGTGTAGCCGTCCTCAGAGGGCGGAGGCAGGTCGTCGTCCTCCGGCTTGTAGGTCAGATTGGGGAACCGCTCCAGCAGCTTTCCGGTGTACTCCTGCAACTGCTCCTCGGTGGCGTTCTTGTCCGGCAGCCGGATGGAGGCACCCATGTGGTTGGCGGCGTGGGTAATCTTACCCACCGCATCCTCCAGGCTCTCGGCCTTGGCGATGAACGGCGCGTCGCGCAGCGGTTCGGGCAGGGACTCTTTCCAATCTTCACTCATAGTTTAAACTCAACCATCCTTTTGATGTATTGTATCAGATCATGCGCCCCTAGTTTATACGCAGTACGATAGGGGTCCGTGTCAAAGAGCTGCTGGCCATACGATTCCTCCAGGATGGCGAGGACTTTCTTGCCGTCCTCGGTCTCAAAGGTCCGCTGCACGGCCTGGATGCTCTCTTTCAGTTTGGCCTGTAGGTCTGGTTTCATAGCGTTGGCGGAACCTCTCACACCGGTGTGAGAGGTCACGGACCGAAGCCCTCCTGTATGCCGCCCGGTGGCGGTGTGGGCATGGCTTTCATGCGTTCAATCTCCATCGCCTCCTGCTCCCTGGCCTGCTGCGCCTCCTGCGCCTCCTCCAGCTCGTCCTTGGTGCGCAGCACCTCGGCGGGTACGCCCGAGGCGTAGGCCAGATACTGGCTGAAGCGCACCGGGTGCAGGGCTTCCATCAGGGCAGGCATGACCTGACCGGCCTGGGCGACGGAGTCGAGCAGGCCCAGCATGGAGACGGTGACATCACGCCGCATGGCGCGGGGCAGTGGCCCGGTGAAGTAGATGTCGTAGTCCTCGTCCTTCAGGTTCTCCGGCTTGGGGGGCAGCTCGTTGGCCCGGTCCAGCATGGCGAATACCCGCTCGATGATGGGCACCAGCAGCTCGCCCTGGATGCGGGCGAGGGTGCTGCCCAGCAGACGCGCCATCTTCTCCATGCGGGCGGAGACCTCCGTGGCGGTCATGGCGGGGGACTCCTTCAGGTCCAGGCGGTCCACCAGGAAGATGCGGTTGATGCTGTCCTCCAGCCGCGCTATCTCCAGCGTACCGACATCGAAGCGGGCGCGGGACTCGTAGGGCTTGAGGCTGCGGTCCACGTCCTGCACCAGCGTGAGTCCGTCCGGCCCCAGGTCCAGGTTGGACAGCAGCCCGTTGGGCGTGGCGAGGTTGGCGGGGCTGACCGCCTTCTCGGCGTTGTCCAGGCTCAGGCTGACCAGCTCGTTCAGCGTGATGGCGGTGGGCAGCGCGACGGCGCTGGGGCCGTGTCCCCAGCGTGAGCCGCTGGTCTTGCTCCACCGCGCCACGGCGACGGGCATGGAGTAGTAGCCCCCCTCCTCGCCGCAGGTCTCGCCCGTGGTGCGGCACAGGTAGACCTCCCCGATGGGGCGGTTACCGGGCAGGGCGCGGGTGATGGAGGGGACGGTGCGCGGGTAGATGCACTGGATAATGTCGTGCTTGGTGGTCGGGTCGTCCAGCTGGGCCTTGATATGCTCAGGGCACTTGCCATCGAAACGATGGACGATTTGCTCAGCAGTCCACTGGTGCCTACGGTATAGACGCAGGACACGCCCCCGGTGGTCAGAGGTGAAATACAGCTCGCGCACGGGGATGGTGGAGAAGATGAATTCCTTCCCCTCGCGCTCGGTGATGATGCCGCTGTTCCCGAAGTGTATCAGGTCCAGATACGCCTCGGCGACCTCCAGGTCGAAGTTGGAGTCCATCAGCGAGTGGAACACCTGTCTGGCGCACAGCTCCAGCCACGCTCGGGCGCGGTTGTCGAAGTTGAGCTGGGGCTTGCGGAACTTGAACTCGAACCACTGCAGCACCGAGGAGGTCAGGTTGCCGTGCAGGGTAGAGGCCAGATTGGACGAGGCGCTGATGGGGATGTCGGAGTAGATACGTGGCCTGGAGAAGGTCAGCTCCGATTCCGTGGTCTGGGGCTGGAAGAAGTTACCGCCGCGCATGGGCGCGAAGTAGCGTTCAATCTGGTCCCAGGTACCGTCGATGGACCCCTGCCGCTCAGTGAAGAGCGTTTCAAACTGCTTTAGATGATCCACGGTGCTGCCTCATCGAACGGGTGACTTTAAAGTTACGCTTGTGGGCGGGTGCCTTGATGAACTGGTAGCCCTCTCCGGCCCCGAGGAGCGAGTACTCAAGCGCTTCGACAACATGGCTGAATTTCGATTTCTCCGGCTTCTCGGCATACCGGTCCGACCCCGCCAGTTGCAGCTTCCGATAGGCATAGCCACCCCCCAGTCCCTTCCGGAGTGTCGCACAGGCGGGGTGGATAGCGAAGGCTGGCCTGCCGGAGAGGGTCAGGGTCTGGAGGCGGCCACGCAGGGCCTCCTGGCGGGCCAGACCGTCGTCACTCTGGCAGGCGGGGACCATGGGGATACCGGCCTGATAGAACACGTTGAAGACCGTATCAGCGTCCGTCTGGGCGGCATTGCGACCAGAGGGGTCACCGAAGCCCTCTACGGGCGTATCGGGGCAGTGGCGCAGGAGATACCGGGAGATGTCCGACACGAAATCCTTGGCCGCTGAGCGTGTATAGACGATTTCATGGAACACCTGCCAGCGGTTGTCCACAATCTGGCTGAAGGTGGCCGCCGGGGTCAGGCCGAAGTCGGCACCGAGGATGATGGGGGAACCGGGCACGAACGCGATGTTGGCGTCCACATGGGTGCGGTCGTTGAACTCCGGGTACACCGGCTTGCCGGTGGCGAGGAAGGAGTAGTTACCGTTCACGTAGGCGTCTATCCACGCTTCTGACTTCCCCTGCATCATCCGGTCGTAATACCGTGGGGGCAGGTTGTGAACGTTCTCGGCGTTGGCGTCTAGACCTCCCGGCTGGCGGAAATAGGCCCAGTCAGGGGGCAATTTCTCCTCGAACGCCCGGTACCACCAGTGGTCGGTGTCCATGGGGTTGGAGTCCATAATCAGCCCCTGCCACGTAGGCCCGCCATCGCGCTGGGAGGGGAAGCGCCCGATACGGGTCTGGATGAGGTCCACCACCTCCTTGCGGATTTCGCGGGCCTCATTGATGAACGCCCCGGTAATCTCCAGTGAGAGCAGCTTTTTGCTGTCGTCCGGGCGGTCGAGGGCACGGAACATGAACTCCGCCTTCACCACGGTACCGTCGGGGAGGGGATACTGGAGGAAGAAGGTCATGCTGGTACGCTCAAATATACCGGCATCCTCGGGAATCCAGTCGAAGAAGGTCTTGATGGTGGTGTCGTTCAGCTCGCGATAGCTGTTACGGACCACCACCCAACGGGTCTTGCGCACGCCACGGTGCGGTGCCTGCTCCAGGGCACGGGACAACAACTCCATGACGCACATGACGCTCTTGCCGGAGCCGACCGGCCCCATGATGCCGCGAACGAAGGCGTTGGAGCGGTGGAACTTAGCCCCCGTCGGGGTCGGTTCGTAGGTTACCAACATTTATCTGAATAGCCGTCTGTGGTCCGGTAGGGGTGGGGCCAGGACGGGCCAGGGTTTTGCCCCAGATTTTGACGAACTCGTCGTAGTTCTCATCCGCCCAGATGGCGAACCGCTCACGCCCGCCGATGACCTCAAAGGTGGACTGTATCACCTCAAGTGCCTGAGAGGACGATAGTTTTTTGGGGATACGCGGGGCGAGCGGGTGGACACGCTTGACTTCGATGTCAGGCATGACCGACCTGAGATGGTTCTTGGCTTTGATGCTCTCGCTCATATACAGAGTATACACGGGTGGATATAGACGGGTAAAGGGGGCCATGGCTTGCGGACTTGCGAGAGGGCCATAAAAACCGTGACTTGCGAGAGGGGGTGGTCACACACCCGCCGCCCGGGGGACCCGCGCCTCGGGGGGTACCCCCCCTCGCCTCCGCCTGCTGCCCTGAATGAGAATTATTCGCATTTCGATTCGCATTCAGCCCTGCCAGCGCCGCCGTCGTGGGCGATGGCGTGGGCGCTGGCCAGGACCAGGGCCATTGTTCCACGTGGAACACTGCCGCCAGGGCGAGGGCGCTGCCCTGGTCGATAGCTGGTCGATAGCTGGTACGCACTGTGACATTGAGCGATGCCCAGGGCCGGGCGAGTGTCATATCCATTAGCTATCCAATGCGTATATACGCATACTTGGAAGTGGATATTGCAATATCCAATATCCATTTCGCAGTATGCGTATATACGCTTTGGATACAACATCGTGCGACAAGTTGAAATGGGAAAGGGCGGAAGCCCGCGCCGCGCCTGGGCTGGCGATGAATCAGGTGAATCCCAATATCCAAATATCCAAATATCCATTTCGCAACAAAGTTTTTTTAAAACTATATCTATATACCCCCTAATCCCCTTAATCATACACTTTTCACCCCTTTTTTAATTTTTCTTTATTTCTTTGAAGAGAAATGGATATTTGGATATTGGACAACCCTTGACTTATACAGTCTATACCACTATCCTGCCCGAACTGGCCGCCGCGCCACCCCGCTTTTTAACAAGCTGCTGCTTCACCCCATCCCCGCCACCGCCCTGGCCGGATGGGTCACCGATGCGCCTTCCCCACGAGGACGCATCGTTGACCC